AACATCCTCGTCTTGAAGAAAGGTGCCCGCAAGATAATCCAATCTTCTTTTGAAGGCGGTACCATCTGTTATCTCGATTTTCGCGCCCTTGAGGCACGCATCGTATTGGCTGAAGCAGGTCGATATTCATCGTCGGAAGACATGTACGCCGAGATGGCAAAAGACTTATTCGGCGGTCGATTATCACGTGATGCGGTGAAGACTGCGGTGATCGCGGAACTCTATGGCATATCCCGCGCTTCCCTCAGGTTACGCCTTGGTGTGGACGATCGGACTCTTGATTCTTTCATCGGAACTATACGTTCTCACTTTGGTCTAGAAGAACTTCAGAAAAGGCTCGAAAAAGAATATGAGGAAACCGATGGCAAAATAAACAATCGTTTCGGACGACCACTGCAAGTCCCTCCAGGCCACAAGAACCTGTTGATCAACACATACGCTCAGAGTACCGGTGTCGATGTTTCCATGCTCGGCTTCGATTCAATCATCAGGTCTCTAGGATCAGAAGGAATCCGTCCATTATTCGTCCTCCATGACGCAATAATTCTTGATGTCAGGAGTGACAGGCTGGACGAAGTTTCATCGATGAATGAAGTGCTGATCCCGACTTATGAACAACCATTCCTCTTGAAATACGAAACTTTGTGATTTTTTAATAGATTCCAGGATAGGTTATATTTAAATTCGATCATCTTTGTATACAGAGGAGAAATTTGAAAATGAAAATCACAGTCAATCAGCTTCGTAAGATCATCAAAGAGGAAGTGGCACTTGTTACGAGAACAATTAAGTCCCGCAGGAGCCTGTCTGAGATGGGAGCGACGGTACCTCGCCAACCAAAAAAATATCTTCTTGATCTTACTGATTGTTCTGTGCGCGCCGAAGACATGGGTATGTCTATAGACGATTTCCTGAATCACATTATGGCGATTGGATCAAAATATCCCAGCATAGTTTTTGAAGCTCCCAATGCTTACGATGACAGTCCTTACAGCGAAGAGTATGATTCATTGCCGGCGATTGGCAGCAAAAGCGATCTTACGAAGTTTGCAAGGGAACTTGATCAGGAGTTCATGGGAGGCGCCCAGTCGATCGAGGAAGAAGGCAGTTTGGTCAACGCGATCGAGCCGTTCTGATCCATCGCACACGATATTTTCGTTCTCTTTGAACATTTTAGGGGCTATATTTTAGTGTCATTGTCATGACCTTAAGCCCCGAAGATATTGCTGCAAATTTCGAAAAGTATCGTTCTTTCATGGAGAAGCTCGGAGATCGATCCGAGGCCGCAGTTGCCATGGTAGATGCCCTCGGTGAACAGTTGGCCTTATGTCCGGCTTCATCGCGGAAAGATTTTCATGCTGCATATCCAGGCGGACTGGTTGAGCATTCTCTTCGTGTCTTGCAGAATGCCCTAAAGTTAGTCAAGACTTTTGGCTGGAACATTTCTAAAGAATCTCTAATCGTCAGTTGTCTTCTTCATGACATTGGGAAAGTTGGTCTGGCTAATGATGATCAATCGATCACTGACTACTATGTTCCGCAGGATTCCGATTGGCACAGGGAAAAGTTAGGAGAGATGTACAAGCATAACAAAGAGATGCAATACATGTCGACCCCGCAACGTAGCGTGCACATGTGCCAACAGTTTGGGTTGCGACTGAACACGGACGAGTACCTATCTATCTTGCTTAACGATGGGTTTGTTCTAGATGAAAATAAGTCATACTGTCTTAAGATTAATCCGCTGGTCTATGCTGTGATGACAGCTGATTATATTTCGACGATGCAAGAAAAAAATGAAAATTGGTTGCCTCATCGCATAACAGATTGAAGAAGCTTGGCTTATTTATTCCGCACGATTTTAAGTTATAAGTGCGGAATATTTAGCATATGAGAAATTCGATCTTACTGAAAAAATATATTTCAGAGATTATTGAAACGCTCCAACAAAAACAGAATCACCTGTCAAATTCTCCATTACACGAATTTATCCGTGAATCTCTATATAATCAAAATCTTTTGAAAGAAATCGAATTGGGGGATAGACGAGTTGCTCGTCTTGAAGCTAAAAATAAATTAATAATTACGAGTGATGAATTGATTAATTCATTCACTAAATCTATCAATCGTCATGTTCAGCAGTCTGTCACAGAAAGTGGTCGATTGATTGTCAACGTAAATCAGACTGATCTTGAACCTTTGCGCGATGGTAAGAATGCAGTCATTTTAGTTTCTCTTAGTTCTGAGCAAGAAGTTTTACTGAATTTTGATCCGCAGTCGATGACCGCGACTGTGCATGTAGAATTCAATTTATCTGAAATAATCCCAGATAGAGAAGATCTAGCAATTGCGTTACAATTTTGTTCATCATCTTTAGTTTCCGAATTAGATTCGACATTAAAACTCGTGGGTTTCAGTCAATCCTCAAGAGACTTGTCAGAAAGTCAAATTGACGAATGTTCATATACTTTCGCGATTCCTTTCAAAATGAAGGCTGGTCTACCACTTTTAGATACACGCAGCAAAGAATTTCAAGAACTGAATCTTGCTAGTTCTAAAATTGCAAGAATACCGCAAGCAAAAATCGCAACTTTTCAAAAAGCTCTTAGAGACTATGAAGAATATGACATATCTGTCACTAAAAAATTTTATGGGACCGGGCATAGATCGAAAGAATGGTCTGCTGAAGAAAAAAAGAAAAAAATAGAAAAAGGATATTCAAATGTAAATTTAGGTTATCCCTTGGAAGGAAATGTGGGCAGATGGATTAAATGGCCAGAAAATATGGCTAAGTTGTCTGGATCTGAATATTCTGATAAATCTTCCGTCGGAGACGAAGATGTAGATACAGGTAAAGGCGAAAAATGGATCGCGGCACTTTTTGGAGGAAAATGGATGGGATCCTCCTCGGTTTATGATATCAGTATAAACGGCAAAAAATTTGAATGTAAAGAATTGACGACCAAAACAAACTTGGTGAGACCCGGGAAATACGGTATAATTGCGATAAAAGATTTTAAAGATAACATTGACGAAGTCGCAAGAAACGTCAAGATGTTTTCTGATTATTTGATTAAGAGCAGTTTTTCAAGCGAGAAAAATGAAAAGACAAAAGTTGTCCTGCAGAAGATATCTCAATTTATTGATGAATCATATCAAAATATTGTTGAAGCAGGTGAAATAAGCAAATCTCGATTTACATATTTGTTGTCCATCGTTGAAAACATCAAAGATATGCTTTCTGATGAGGGAATGTATGCAGGCAAAGATCCCTCTGAATCTCCCGAGATCGTGCTGAAAGGTGCGGGAAAAGACGCAAAAGATTTCTCCGTCAAGGTTCCTAAGCTAAAGTATCTAAAAATACTTGATGTCTTAGAAAAATCAATTTCTTCCGAAGATTTGTCTAAAGCTAGAGAACACATTTTTTCAAATGCGGCTCGTTATTTAACGAGTGATGTTTTTGATCCAGATGTCAATCCAGAAGAATGGTTTAAAAACTTGTTTAAACAAGTAGACGTGGAAAAAGTATTTCCGAGTGATCTAATTTCAGGCGTTTTTATCGTCAATCCAGTTGGATTTTATCTCATACCATCGAGCGATTTAAAGAGCAAATTGAAGTTTGAAGTAGTGTCGCAGGGAAGACCAAGATTTAGCTTTTCTGATCTCAAGCAAATGAATGACGCTGGAGAAATAAATAGCGGCATGAAAGATTGAACCGTTATTTATAACATGGTACCAAACAGTTTACTCAGAAAATATATTTTAGAGATCATCGAAGAGATGAGAAATGCCAACGTTGCTCAACAACTATTGCCGCGTGCAAAGAAGCAATCTGGTCATAAAAAAGACGCAAATGATGAAAAAAACAAAGAAGATTCATCAAATGAAATAGATGAGACGAACGTTGTTGCCAACATCGTCGGATATACTGCTCCCTTAGGAGCTTCTTCAGCTGACGTTGGTTTGAAGCCCACAAAACCTGGGCAGAAATTAAAGAAGAAAAAAAAGAATTTTGTTCGTTGGAAATGACTTGCGAAAAATTTTTTTAAGCGGAATGAACAGTTGCGGAAACGGATGATATTGTCAAAACTCGGAAGGGGTTGATGACAACGCCACATGGTGTGGTGACCATTAACTCTTTTGAGCAAAAAGGAAGAGGAAACGGAATGGCTATTGATCTAGAAGCAATCAAGCGTCGTGTGGCAGAACTTAGTGGTGTGAAGAAGACCTCATCAGTCCAAATGTGGAAACCTGGACTAGGGGAGTATAAGATTCGTTGCTTGCCTTGGAAGAATGCGCAAGACGGTCAACCTTTTATGGAACGATGGTTCTATTACATCGGCGAAAATGCTGGTATTCTGGCGCCGAACCAATTTGGTAAACCAGACCCCATCAACGACTTGGTTCGAAAATTGTATAGCAGCGGTAAGCCTGATGATCGAGTTCTCGCAAAAAAGTTGTCAGCTAAGATGAGGTGTTATGCTCCCGTCGTCGTGCGTGGTGAAGAAGATAAAGGCGTTCAAGTTTGGGCTTTTGGAAAGCAAGTCTACCAAAGAATGCTCGGATTCTTCTTGGACGAAGAGGTTGGTGACATCCTTTCGCCGACCGAAGGGTTTGACCTAAAAGTTTCTATCACAAAAGCCCCTGGAAAACAATTCAATGATACTACGGTAGATCCTGCTCGACGACCCACTAAACTTCACGAAGATTCTTCGGTCGCACAGAAGTGGCTCGACAACATTCCCAACATTGATGACATGTATCGACTCAAATCGACTCAAGAGATTGAGACTGTCCTCAACAATTGGCTCAATGGTGGTGCAACAGAGCCTTCGCAAGATGGCGGCGTGAGTCGTGGTGCCGCACCAGCCGATGAACTTGACAACCTTGTTTCTGAAGTCAAGTCGGCGCCACAGGTCGAAAAGAAACCCCAAAAGAAACAAGAGACTTCCAAGAAACAATCTCTTGATGATGCCTTCGCCGATCTGATGGGCGACGAGTGATCGATCGATAATCAACATTGGGCAAGGCGATTAACCTTGCCCAATCTTTTTCTAACGGAGGATTCATGGCAAAAAAAGAAAAATCTTCGCCTGAAGAGCATGCATCGGAATTTAAAGTTTCAAAAAAGAGTGATGTTGATGACATGATGAAGGACTTGATATCCTCCATCAATAAAGAATTTGGAACTCGAGTGGCATTCAACTTATCTGAGATGGATGCTCCTACGATCGTGAAACGTTGGATCGATACAGGATCTATTCAACTTAACTATGCTATTAGAAATGCAGCTGACGGTGGCTATCCTGAAGGTCGAATTATTGAAATCAGCGGTCCACCTTCAAGCGGTAAGTCTCACCTCGCATATCATGCGGCGGCAGTTGCACAACGTATGGGTGGTCTTGTCGTATACATCGATACCGAAAATGCCACACCTGTACAGAAGCTTGCCACGATGGGTATAGACATACGAAAAAGATTCGTGTACTGCGATTCTCACTGTACTGAAGAAGTTTTTGCGATCATCGAATCTACCATCCTCAAAGCAAAACAAGTCCTCGAAAAGAATGTACCCGTCGTGGTCGTTTGGGATTCAGTCGCCGCGACATCTCCAAAGGCCGAATTGGAGGGTGAATATGAAGATAACAGCATTGGTTTGCAGGCCCGTGTCATATCGAAAGGTATGCGTAAGATTACCGGGGTGATAGGCCAGAACAATGTGACATTAATCTGTAATAACCAGATTCGCGAAAAAATCGGCGTGATGTATGGGGATCCAACAACAACACCGGGAGGAAAAGCAATCCCGTTCCATTCGTCTATTCGCGTTTCATTGACCAGCGGCAATCCTGTCAAGGATAAGGCTGGTAATGTCATCGGAATCCATGTCATTGCAACTGTGAAGAAGAACAAGGTCGCTCCTCCATTTAAGAATTGTGAATTTGACATCATCTTTGGCAAGGGCATCGTGGAAGACGAATATATCTTCGACACCGTCCGTAGTTTCTGCAAGGAGAATGGTGGCGTTGTTCGGGATGGAATCAAGGTCAACATCAGCGGTGAAGGAGCCTGGAAGGAGCTCATGGTCAACGATGAGAAGGACGGGGTAGTCCTCGCAGAAAA